CGGACGAGTGTGGGGGTTAGGATAGTTGCACGTTGTGGTGATGACGTGCCCATCTGAGTCTTTCGGCCCTTATAGTACGGTAGACTGTTTCGACTGCTCGTAAGATTGCAGTCTGCAGGCTCCACTAGTACGACCAATTGGGCCGTATTAATGGAGACGCTGCACGATCTGCCTTCTTACGTGATTTGATCTGCGACAGCACTTTCGTATTATAAGGGACGCGGATGATCTCTATGGTGTGATTCTAACACTCTAGGTCTATGACCAGGAACATCAACGCTCATAAGAGCAAAGTTCTCTGTACATAATACCGACCTCGAGCGTCGATGCACTATTACCATCCGGGATCATTTCCCGCAACCTAACGGTTGTAGCGATGAAGGATACATCGTGGTTTAGTCAGCCACAAAAGTCACCCACCTGGAGGGTTTGACCCCCCTCCAAAACGCCTGCCCGGCTAGGGCAAACAAATCCAAATAATTTTACATCATTTTAGCCAACTACCCAGCGATGGGCAAGTGGTCAGTTAATGACGTGGCATGAGACTATTAATGGACTGGGTCCCTCTTCATTGAGGGGGTAACCGCTGTACAGATTGAACCCTCTTCATGAAACTCAAGTGCTGACCGTCTCCCATCGTCTGTTGAGGCAGATGGTGGCGTTCTTGCGGACTTTGCAGGCATTATGGAACCTCCCTTGCTTTTGTGAGCCGGGCGACGGGCTGGATGAGCCTATTGGTGGGGTGATAAGCACCCCGGGGGGCCTATGACCTGTAATGAAGGTGTTGGTAGGGCGCACGCAAGAAGTAACCGTCTATAGAACCCAGTGGGGGCCTTGCGGGGCGACACCCATCAATCTGCGCGATTGGCACCTTACCCAGTTCACGCTGGGTGGGCATGACATTGACTTGGACAAGGATCCAGGTTGTCGCTTGGGGAGACAAAAGCCCTCCTGTCAGTGCTACGATGTGGTTCCTCATAAGTAGTGGTATTTTTGGTGTCGTGTATGTCTTTCTGTTTCGGTGGCTTATGCTTCGTAAGACTAGGACCATGGCCGAGACGGTGGTGTCACGCGGACTCACGTTTGCGACTCTGACACTCCCGTCTCAGCAGTTTATGTTTCTGTTCGACACCATCAGTGAGCTCAATGGAAGGCGACTCCACGAGAAGCTCATCTCCGAGTACTCATCCATACTCGGGACCCTGACAGAGTGGGAGACCCAGACAAGAGCTGCAGAGCTTGCGGCTAGTGCTGGGGAAGCCCAATCAGGGCCATTGGGTGACCATAACTTTGAGAAGTATTGGAAAGCCCTCCGTGGCAGCGAGCTACTGAGCCGTATGAGGAGGTTCATAGCTAGTTGCCTCGTCTCTTCGGACGCTGCTGAAACGCTCAAGATGAACCATCGCCTTTTCTACAAGCGGTTGTTCAAAGGCGTGGATACAGTGGCCCTGGACCCCCTGGACATCATGGACGAGTTCATCGCCCTTGCGCAGCTCGTCACCGACATGGGGGTTGACGCATACAGCGGCGGATCTTCCTTCCTCTTTGGCAAAGAGATGGTTTGCATTGAGGAGGAGCTCGCTTCCATCAAAGCCCTTGAGAACATCTTTCTGAGGGGCGACCTGGTGGATTACACTACGAGAATGGGTGAAACCATGGTGGACCAAGCCTATGTCTCAAAGTGTGAGCTGCTTGAGAAGCGCATATCGCGTGCGCTCCGGACAAGCGATGGTTTCACGAGGGAGGCCCTTGGCCGCCGCTACGAGACCATCAAGAACATCCTCACATCGGCCAACGACTATATGAGTACAGTCTCAACGAAGGAGCCACCACTCCTGATTGTGTTCTATGGTACTGCTGGCAGTGGCAAGACCAATGTGCTTTCTAAGTACATGATCGACTTCCAGCGGTGGCGCAAGAGGACAGACAACTACATCCGCACTGTCAACGCGGCAGATCGGTTCCTGTCTGGTGTCACCAACTCAGACCGGATTTTCCTGTTCGACGACTTCAATGTCTCCAACCCGGAGTACACACAGGATAATCCGCTTGCGTTCCTCCTCACCACCTGCTCTTCAGTCCGTGCTCCCATTCTAAGCGCGGAAGCCCATATGAAGGGCAAGATCCGGCCGGCCCCGGAGCTCATTGGCATATCTGCTAATGAGGGAGACATGGGAGCTGATACGTACGCGACCTGCCCCGCTGCAGTGATGAGGAGGTGCGACCTACTCGTCCGCGTCGATTCGCACCCGCTCTACCGCGATGGCAGCAGCCACATGGTAGATGGCAGCAAGGTCCCGTGGGGGATCATTGCATCCACCTTTACTGTCTACAAGGTGGTTGTCAACCCCCCCAAAGAGGCTGTCAATACCGAGCTCAAGCCTGACAACGGGTATAGTGTCCGGATTCTCAACTTCTCGGATGACCACCCAAATGAGCAACTTCGGGGCAAGCCCATGGAGGGCATCTCGTACCTCCAGCTTGTGCAGGGCACCTTCGATTCCATGGATGCAAAGCACTCACGGGGTGTGGCGCACGCAGCGCGGCTGCGAGCTGACGCCACAGCCCCCTTCTGCCATGAGTGCATGACGACGGTCGACTTCTGCGCTCACAGCCATGAGGACACGGAGTCACAGTCCGGACCGAAAATCGCATTCGGAGAGTGGATAGAAGCGATTTTCCTTCCGCGAGCGGGGTCAACGCCATCTGGCCCTATGGACATACCATCCTCCCCAGTGAGTGGTGTGGGGCTTGGTGACAGCTCGGGCGATGAGTTTGATGTCCATGATTTCGCGTCTGCCGATGTCGACGAGAGGCGGCCCAGCTGGATGACGCGCAGCTGGAGGAAGCTGTCCTCAGCATGGAGTGTCTCCGTCAGGTCATCACGAACATTTGCACTGCCCATCCTTGGCTTTGCAAATGTCGCGGAGAGACTTGTCATCAGCAACCCAGAGATCGCCTATGTCTCAGCAACTTACGCCGGATGGATTGGGAATGTGTCAACATCTCTCATCCTGCTGGCATGTGGAGCAGGGACATTTGGGTGCATTCTCTGGGCGGGGGTGTTCCAACTCCTCTTCAGCGCAGCGTCAGTCCGGATTGCCCGTGCGTGGGTATCTGGTCGCATCGCCGGGGCACCGCTCGATGACATCAAGCGACATTGCAAACACATGGCCCTTACCGCAGCTGGTATCACTGGCTTTGCGTTCATTGTCTACATGATTGTGGTCCTTGTCGCTCGGATGTTCCGCCCGCGTGCCCTCAGGGCAGGCGAGCGGGCGGCAATGGCAGTCATAAATGACACCCCTGACACTTCCGATGGAGAGAGGGTGGGTGATGCACTGGTCGACATCCAGCCCCAGCCGGCTGGAACAGCGCATGGTGGCCTTGTACTGCCTGCCTCTGTCCCGTCCACCACAGCCATCCAGTCTCCAGTGCCACCCATTTCAGGGAGCACTGCGCAGGCAGATGTCGCTATTCACCCATTGCCGTCTAGGGTGGAGGACGCGTGGAACAAGCGGCCTGTCATCAGTGAGGGCCTGGCAACCATTGGGATGTCAATGTCGTCGTACAAGACTGCAACCCAGGCGCAGCATCTCGAGCGCATCAAGAACGCTCTTGCGCGGGTGGACGTTACGTACTCAGATGGTCAGCAGGCGACGTACAATGCTTTCTCTGTCGCCACCAACCACACGGTCGAGCCTGCACATGTGCACATCCATGAGGGATCAGGTCTTGCGCTTGACATCACGTCGCGCAGGTACTCATTCTACGGTCCCAAGGGTGGTGCCACCTTCAACGGGTACATTGGTCCCTCACAGGTGGTACAGCTCGGTGTGACGGAGGTCGCTGCTGTTCAGACGGCCACAGGTGGCACTCGCCGTGATCTTACGCCATACTTTGCGGACTCTTTCCCCACTGATGGCGTCCCGTGCTTGTTCTTGTACCGTGATGAGTCGTACACGGTACAGGTGCATAAGGTGGTGGCGCGGCCACTATCCTTCGACACGGATTCAGTCGTGTTCAAAGGAAGAGTGTGGGAGACCATGCTCCCCTTCGACACATTCAAGGGTCTCTGCGGGGCCTTGCTCGTATCCAACACACGGATACCTGTGGTACTAGGCATGCATGTGCGCGGGTTCAGGGCGAACTCGCGAAGGAGCCTATGTGCACAGGTCTGCGCGGCGGATGTCTTGAGCGGCCTACGCATTCTCTCAGAGACTGCAATAGTGCGCGGCACTATTGTCGGGGAGGCCCGCATGCTCAATGATCGGGGCAGGGGGGTGAAGCTCGGGGAGCTTAGCCCCGCCTCTATCTTCAGGGAGCTTGGACCAGAGACGGGATTGCGCTACATCGGGTCAACCGACCTTCCGCGCAATCGCCCGCGGTCATCCATTGTGACTGCGCCGTGGTCCAACCTGGTGGCAGATGTCACAGGTGTTCCCCGGGAGCATGGGAGTCCCATCACGTATGGGCATGCACGCAACATCAAGCAGAAGTACCAGACGATTGGTACGGCCGGGCAATTTGATGCTGCCGTGCTGGAGCTTGCCGTCGCAGATCTCACAGCGGAGATTGTGGCGTGCTTCCGGGACTACGAGTTCGAGGATGCTGTCAAGATCTATGATTACGACACATGCCTCAATGGCGGTTCTGGGATCAAGCGTGTCAATGTCAAGACCGCCGTTGGGTGGCCTGACACTGGCAGCAAGCTGCAAGTCCTCGACGTGGACATTTGCCCTGATGGGACACCCCACATTTCTATGAAGCCAGAATTCGCTGCGCGTGTGGCGGTCGGTGCTTCCGACCTTGAGTCTGGGATCAGGGCAGGATTCATTCTCAAGGCCAGCCAGAAGGATGAGAGCATCAAGCTGGGCAAACTCAAGACGCGCGTCTTTGAGGGTGGCCAGTTCGAGCTCCTCCTACTTGGCCGGAGGTACTTTGGTTTCATGGAGGCAGCGTATCGTGCGCTGCCACTTGAGATGGAGACTGCTGTGGGTCTCAACGCTCTTGGTACTGATTGGGACCGCATGGAGAAGTGGTTCAACGAGTACCATCCCACACACAGGATCCAGGAGGACTTTCCGAGCTACGATGACAACCAGACATACGTTCTTCAGTCGGTTGCCACCAGGGCCTGGCTCAATGCCATGCGTGAGCTGAAGGCCTCGCTGGAGCATCTCCGTGGTGGTGAGAGCTTCCTCGAGGAGGTCAAGCGTGCCTACGTGTCGGTCAACGAGGACATTGTCGGCAAGGAGGGTGGCTGGGGTAGCGGTGTCTACCCGACCATCGATGTCAATAATGTCATTCATGCAACATACGACCGTGTCGGGTTCTACAGTCGAGCACTGAAGGACCTTCGCGTGGGCCGTGAGTGGCCAGAGGTTCCTCTTTACGAGAACCCTGCCACATCCTTCAGGGGGTACACGCGCACTGAGACCAACCACCGGGCTGGTTTCAAACCACTTCTCGCCAACTTGCATGGGCGGTTCAAGGACTATGTCCGTACTGTCTATGTGGGTGATGATGGGAACTCTGCCGTACGCATCGAGGCTGAGTCCTACTTCAACAACATCATCAAGGCAGAGGAGTTGGCTGAGGGAGGTATCCACGTGACCAACCCACAGAAGACAGGAGAGATTGAGAGGCTCATACCGGTGGAGAAGAGTGAGTTTCTCAAGCGCACCACGCGGTGGGACGCTGATCTTGGAATGTTTGTGGGCCCTCTGCGCATTTCTTCAATCTTCAAGAGCCTCCACACCACCACGCGCAAGCGGGTGGATCCGGATGATGTTCACCTGGCCGGACTCATTGATGGAGCCGTGCACGAATTGTTCCTGCATGGCCGTGAAGTCTTTGAGGACATGGTCCCGCGGCTCTCCCAGGTGGCAGAGAAGGCTGGCGCAAAGCCTTTCCTGTCGCCGAAATTCACGTGCAGCTGGGATGAGTACCGGCAGCACACAGCTTTCGCTCCCGACGAGGGAAGTGGGAGTTTTGGAGAGGACCAGCCCCTCACTGACGAGGAGGTTGGTTCAGAATAAATCCTGCGCTACGGTTGCAGGTCGGCTGTGAGGGAAGCCGTCGCATATCCTCACTCCTGTACTGGATACCAGCTGTTAGTGTGGTTGGCGCATGCCACGCTAAGGGTTAGGCTTGCAGGAGATCACTACACCCTTGTGTGTGACCGCTATTTAGTGGAGCGTTTTGTGAGCGCAAACAATATCCGTCCCTCATGCAAATATTGATCCAATGTTGTGTGTTGTAATACTGGATTGCTACTCCTTCTTCAGAGGCCGGCGGGAGCCTTAATCCCGCAATTGATGAGTCAGAAGGTCCTTCTAACTCAGTGCACCAGATTGTCACTTTTGATGATGCTGTTGCCCCGGTCGTGGTAGAAACCAAGACTTCAACAGACCTTGTCCGAGAGAACGCTCTCCAGTCCGTGGGTGCCGAACTCAGTGAGTTCTTTGCGCGTCCCGTGGTGATCGGCACTCTCACATGGATTCCGTCTGGTGTCGCTCTGGGGACTAGCATAAACCCTTGGAATCTCTTTTTCACCAATAGCCGCGTCGCCAATAGGATAAACAACTACTATCTTATGACCGCCAAATTGTGTGTGAAGATCGTCATCAATGCGTCGCCATTTTACTATGGGAGATTGATGGTCGATTACCATCCCATGCCAGGATACCAGAATGTGTTCACAGAGGGGTACACGAGTACTGCTGCTAAGATACTTGCATCGCAGCGACCCAGGTGTTTCATCAACCCTACTTCATCGCTCCCCCTCGAGATGTGTCTCCCATTTGTGTGGCACCGTGATGCAGTCACCATCACTGGCAGCGAGATCAGTTCTCTTGGCACGCTCGGGTTTCGGGAGCTTGCTCCTCTGAAGCATGCGAACGGGTCGACACAGCCTGTGACCATAACAGTGATGGCGTGGGCTGAAGATGTCAAATTGGCTGCCCCTACTATCAACAATGCGAGTGGTTTGGTGGCACAGTCCTCTATGGAAAAGCCTGGCCCTGTACAGTCTTCAGCAGAGCGCATCCGCAGTACAGCTTCGTATTTGTCCCATGTCCCATCTATTGGTCCAATGGCCACGGCAACGGCTGGAGTCGCCTCTGCCGTTGGGTCACTGGCCAAAACATTTGGGTGGTCGAAGCCGGCTATTGACGAGCCCCTCACTGGGGTGAATCTTCGCACGGTTTCTGACCTAGCTCCGGCAGACTGTGGCGACAATGTGTCCAAACTCACTCTTGAGTCGAAGGCACAGGTCACTGTCGACCCCAGGATCATTGGTCTTGAGGTTGACGATGAACTTGTCGTCACATCCATTGCAGCACGTGATACCTGGATTTCTCAGGCTGCATGGACAGACACGAATGTTGCGGGCGACCACTTGATGACGATAGCGGTGCGTCCGGACATTTACCACAACTCTTCAGGGTCCAACATTTACCCTGCTTGTGCCCTTCCCACGCTCTTTACCAAATATTGGCGGGGGACCATGAGGTACAAATTTGTCGTTTGCGCGTCTGAACATCATGCGGGACGTCTCAAGGTCGTTTGGGACCCGTACATTGCATCGGCAACACCGGAGATGAACATTCAGCGCACAGTCATCATTGACATCAGTGAGACCAAGGAGTTTGAGGTTGACGTCGAGTGGGGTCAACCTCTCACATACTTATCCTCGCAAAATATGGGAATAGCCACGACATCGGCTATTACCAGTACTGTGCAGGGCCCTAATTCTGGGCTCACTTGCAATGGCTACCTCTCTCTGTATGTCTTGAACAACCTGGCACTGCCAGCGTCTCTCGCGACTACTGTCTATGTTCAGGTTTTCGTATCATGTCCAGATCTGGAGGTCGCTGTCCCCATGGATATCTCAACGGTTGGCAGTCGCTACGCCGATCAGCTTGGCACAGTTGCCCAGTCTGGTCCGGCGTTTCTTCCGCAGCTAGTCCCTTGTGGTGATGGGGCTCAGCTCATGGCTGGTCCAATAGCGCAGACCCATGCTGACAAGTGCACCGGGTGCGCAGAGGTCTACAGGTCCGTTCGGAAGATGGCCTGTCTGTCAGATGCAAATCGCACTTTCCCAGACTTTCCGCGCTATATTGACCATATCGCAGCGTGTGCCTTGTGCAATACTGCCATAGCCATTACGGCGTATGCTGATGCATCCAGTGGCGAGCATGATTTCACCTTCCTCGGTTCACTGGCACAGTCGGGACCTGAATCTTCTCAGGAATCCCAATGCGACTGTGCTCCAGTCCGGTATGTCATGCAAGGGTCCAAGCCAGCGCCAGACGCGGCTCTGATCTATTTTGGTGAGCGGATCCTGTCGCTGCGCCAACTCCTCAAGCGCTATAACCACCACTATTCGCTGCTTGTCCATGGAGCTGCTTCGTCAGCTGTCCAGCTCCACCATGAGGCAACTGATATGCCTCCCCTTCCGGGGTACCGTGCACTCTCTGTCACGGCAACCACTGCGTTGACCAGTTTCAACTACACTCCGCAGACAGCTCTCACGCTTCTGCCTATGTGTTTCCTGGCCACGCGTGGTTCGCTGCGTACAAAATATGTCGCATCTAACCCCAACATTCGCCTGTCTGTGACACGTGGCACCTATGGTGTTGCGACCAATGGAGCTGCGACCGCGGGTAAGAGTTATGCTCTTACCGAGAGGGTCAACACTGGTGCTTTCACTACATCTATGTGGGCACGTGAACAGTCACTTCTTGCAGCGCGGCTTCGCACTGGCTATGGAACCGTCACGTCTACGGCTCCCAAACCAGTCGTCGAGGTTGAGCTCCCGTACTATTCTAACAGTCGGTTCAGGCATGCCCGCTATGTCGAAACTTCTGTTGGGACAGGTGGTCTCACAGACTCCTACCACAGCCTTGATGCCTTCTGGGCACCGCCAATCGCTTCCGGTGCCCAAGTGCCTTCAATGATTGACCGGTATTGTGCCGCCGGTGAGGACTTCCAGCTAATGTGGTTTCTTGGATGTCCACCACTTAAGGCGATAGCCGACCCCGCCTAGTGATCGGGGCCCCGTTTTTGGCTTTCCACTCCTTCTCCAGTATGTCGGGATATTGGGGATTGTAAACCTAACCCGCACGTGAGTTTTTCTCTTCGAATGCTCCCATGCGGGGGCCCGAAGTTTTTATCGCGAGCGAGTAAGAGTATTTGCTGGGGGCTCTTTTTGGAGCCCAAGTATTCGCAAGTGTGTTTTCCTTTATTCCTTTTCTACATGAGCAATTGTGTTTGATTGTGTGTACACGGAGCTTTTCCCTTTGAGGTTGCCCGTGATGGATTACAGGCTTACTAGCCCGCTAGTCCA